GCAATTGAATATGGCATTCGCGGAGTCCCTACACTTGTTAAGGTAGATAATAACGGGAATATTACAGGTAGAATGGTAGGCGTTAAAGCTAAAAATTTAGTGGAAGAATTCATCAATGATTAAAAAGACAAAATCCAATTTAATGGATACTAGAGACTCTTTCAAACCATTTAATTACCCTTGGGCATATGAAGCGTGGTTAAAGCACGAACAATCACATTGGCTCCATACTGAATGCCCAATGGTAGAAGATGTTAAAGATTGGAAAAAGAAACTAAATGCAAACGAAAAACAATTCCTCACGCACATCTTTAGATTCTTTACTCAAGGTGATATTGATGTTGCTGGCGGTTATGTTAATAATTACTTGCCATACTTCCCACAGCCTGAAATACGAATGATGCTACTGGGGTTTGCAGCACGGGAAGCTCTACATATTGCAGCATATTCTCATTTGATTGAGACGTTGGGATTGCCTGAGACAATGTATAATGAGTTCTTAGCGTATGAGGAAATGAAAGCTAAGCATGATTATGTTACTAATATCTCATTACAAAATACGACTAAAGAAAATACAGCAAAACACATTGCTATATTCTCAGCATTTACAGAAGGTATGCAGTTGTTTAGCTCTTTTATTATGTTGTTGAATTTTCCCCGTCACGGTAAAATGAAGGGCATGGGCCAAATTGTTACGTGGTCTATTGTAGATGAGACTCAGCATTGTGAGGCTATGATTAAATTATTCAGAACATATATACAAGAGAATAATGAGATTTGGAACGACGAGCTTAAAGGTGAATTGTATACAATTGCCGAACAAATGGTTATGCTTGAAGAACGTTTTATTGATTTGGCATTTGCTATGGGTCCTATGGAAAATTTGTCATCGGCTGATGTCAAACAGTATATTCGCTATATTACTGATCGTAGACTTATCAGTCTTGGTCTTAAGGGTATTATGAAAGTTAAAAAGAATCCGCTACCTTGGGTTGAGGAAATGATTAACGCACCTATTCACACTAACTTCTTTGAAAATAGAGCAACCGATTATGCTAAGGCAGCGCATACAGGAAACTGGGAAGATGTTTGGGCAAAACAAAAATGAAATCATTTAAAGAAACAATGGCACCAAGGCATTATGCCGATGGTGCTTTAATATCAGCAAAGCTACCACCTGCTTATGAAAAAGCAAAAGGTGATAAAAATTGTGCCAACTGCGGTGCTTATGTACCTGGCACGAAGTATTGTAAAACTTGGGATGCTAAAGTGCGCCCAGAATATTATTGTAAAAAATGGGTGAAGATAGAAAAATAACCTTTGTCGAAAAACGAAGGGAAATTTGTAATAAGTGTGAGCACCTTACTACCATTATTGGTGCTAAGGTATGTAATTCATGTGGGTGTTCTGTATGGGCAAAGACAATGATTCCTATTGCAAAATGCCCTGAAGGAAAATGGAATGCCGAATAAATTTGATAATGCGCATATGATTGTTGCTGAAACATATGCCAAGTTATCATCTGCTACACGATTACAGGTTGGCGCTGTTGTTGAGAAAGATAATAGAATTATATCTATTGGATATAACGGCACACCATCTGGTTGGGATAATAATTGTGAGGATTTTATAGATGACTATAATACTAAAACCAAACAAGAAGTTATCCATGCAGAAATGAATGCTATTGGTAAGTTGGCGCAGTCTAATGAATCAGGAGCAAATGCTACAATGTATATTACCCATGCACCTTGTTTTGATTGTGCAAAGCTTATACATATAGCAGGCATTAAAAAAGTATTCTATAGAAATAGCTATAGAAATAATGATGGTATAGAATTTCTAAATAAATGTAACATTGAAGTGGAGAAAATATGAGTGCAAATAAAAAAATTGGAGTAACTTGTTCTACTTTTGATTTATTTCATGCTGGTCATGTAATAATGTTAGAAGAGGCAAAGCGTCAATGCGATTATCTAATTGCAGCGATTCAAGTTGATCCAACATTAGATAGATCAACTAAAAACAAACCTGTTCAGTCTATTATTGAAAGACAGATTCAAGTATCAGCATGCAAGCATGTTGATGAGATTATAGTATATTCAACAGAAAAAGAACTTGAAGATATCTTTATGGCTTTACCAATTGATGTTCGCATCTTGGGTGAAGAATACAAAGATACAGACTATACCGGCAAAGAGATTTGCATGAAACGTGGGATAGAGTTATATTTTAATAAACGAGATCACTTCTTCAGCTCATCTGATTTACGTCAGCGAGTATTTGACGCAGAAGCTAAGAAAAGGGGAGCACAATGGCAAGAAAAATCTTCGAATGCGTCGAATGCGATGCAGTCTTCAAGATAAGTCACACACTTGACGAAGACTACTACACAGTAACTAACTGTCCTTTCTGCGGAGCAGAGATGGAAGATAAAGAAGAGGATGACGAAGACTTGTCCTAAATGCGGTACTGCTCATAACAAGCCCGGAACTTTTTGTTCTCGGGCTTGTGCCAATTCCCGTCAATGGAATGAAGAGCAAAAGAAAGTATTCTCGGAAAAGCAAACTGCCTACATGGCACGCGAAGAATCCGAGGAACATAGATACAAGAAATCTATACAAACTCAAATGCTACAAAAAGCTGGCATTATGGGTAACGGTGGTCTTGTTGAAGATGCCGAAGATATAATGACAAATCCAGATGATTACTTCTTTGTTGCACCGAGGGACGAGGGTGATAATTTTTCCGATGGAAACGACTATTGGGAAACTGTATAAATACTAATTTAATATTGGTATTTAGATGTGGTTATATAAAGAAAAGCCCTTAGAAACTGTTCCAGAAGAAGCATATGGTTATGTGTACTTGATTACTAATACTGCCACGAATCGCAAGTATATAGGAAAGAAGTTGTTCTGGTTCCGTAGGACAAAGGTAGTTAAGGGTAAGAAGAAAAGATTAAAAGTTGAATCAGATTGGAAAGATTATTGGTCTTCATCTGATGAGGTTAAAGCTGATGTGGAAAAACATGGCGCAGATAGTTTTATAAGAGAGATACTGCATATATGTCCTAACAAAGGCTTGTGCAATTATTTAGAAGCAAGAGAACAAATGGATAGACGAGTTTTAGAAACAGAAGATTACTACAACGGACAAGTTCAATGCCGTGTCCATAAAACTCATATCAAGAATTTAGGAAAATAAAAATGGCAATATCAATAACAGGCGGTACTTTTAGCGGCGGGCTACAAATGTTTATGCCACCACAATCACTGCCAGCAGGATATGTTACTTTAGCTGGATTGACATGGGCGCCTATGACTACAGGTGGAAATTATGCACAGTCTCAAACTTACGCCGCAAACTTTACAGGTTTAGGTTTTTCGGCAGGAACATGGAGATCTGCTACTGTTGCAGAACTTCAAAGTCTTACACAGGTACTTAGTTACGCCGATGCTCAAAGTGTTTATGGCTGGACATTTTCAAGTCATGCTTTCAATATTTGGTCCGCAACCTCTGGGCAAGTAGTCAATTTTGCTACAGGGGCTAACCCTGGAACGTCAGATACTAATAATTTCAATTTTCTAGTGTGCAAAACTCCTTAACACATGACTATGAAGAATTTAGGAAAATAAAATGGCGATATCAATAACAGGCGGTACTTTTAGCGGCGGGATACAAATGTTTATGCCGCCGCCACCAGTACCGCTGCCATCGGCAATCTATGATTTAGATGCAGCCAACTTTACAACACTGCCATTTGTTCAAGGTAGTATTCTAACAAAACCAAATACATGGGTAGCAAGTGATGATACAGACGCATATTTGATCATCGCAGATGTTTCTCCGCCGGCCGCGGTTTATACACTCACTGTTCAAGGTCCTACTAAATTAGATCTCTTGAATGAGATTGCAGCGGGCGCTCCAAATCCGGGTACGATGTCATTGAGTAGCTCTATTGTTGTTACACAAGGTGTAACTTCTATACAAACATTTACCGACAATGCAGGATCAGCATCGAATGGCGGTAGTCTTGATACTTACATTCGAGAATATATTGACTTACCAAATGATGCAATTTATACTATCACATTTAATAATCAAATTAATACCGCTGGTGCAGGAACTCCTGTATTTGCATGTATACTAAGTCTAACTGTAGTAATGGAATCAACACCATTTACAGAAGTAAAAGACGCTACTGGAACTTATACTATGACTTCTAGAAATACAGGTTATTCTATCACTTGGAACAGTGCCAATGGTGGTTCGTGGATTAAGTCAAATAATACAGGTACAGATACAATCTATGGTGGGCCAAACTATACTACCGGGCAAAGTTATACAGTATTCATGGCATACAAACTATCAGCAACATCCGCTGGTAGATTATTGAACACGCAAAGTGAAGCAAGTAAAGATTGGATGATGGGCGCTTATAATGGTAATCCAAGTGCGTTCTATCCAAACTTTTCTGTAAATTTACCTTCGAGTGGTGCTGATACAGCTTGGCATTTAGATTTTGCAACTTGGAATACTTCTACCAATACTGGTAGTTTATATACTTCAACTAGTACCGCCCCAACATCTGCAGCATTCACATCAACAAGTGCCAGTGGCGGTGGCTTCAATCAATTAAGAATGTGGAGTCGTTCATCTGGCTCTGAAGTTCAAACAGGTAACATAGCATTTGTTAAAGTATATGATCGTGTATTAAGTTTATCAGAAATTCAAGCATTGCACGCAGAACACAAAACAAGATTTGGGTACTAAAATGGCAGAAACATATTCATTTAGCGGTCCGTTTGTAATAACAGGTGGATTATCATACGCAGACGTAACGCCCGGCCAACAACAATATACTGTGCCAGG